CTAGAGTTCTTCCCTCAGCGAGGAGGGGATCTCGTAGCGGGCCGCGGGCGGCTCCTGGCCGGGCACGTGCAGGCGCAGAAACGCCCGCAGTTCGTCGATGTGTTGTTGCAGGGCGCGGATCAGGCGCAGGGCGTCGCGGAAACGTAGCTTGTCGTCTGCCGCTTGCGCTTCGAGCGTTTCGACGCGGGCCCGGAGTTTGGCGACTTCACGCGCCTGCCAGGCGGTGACCGCGCCGATCACCGTGGCGACGGCGGCGCCGAATGCCTGCACCAGTTCGGGATTCATCCAGCTGTGCGACATTCATCGGCCGCCGTCCTGCCGGAGGACCGGCGTGACGGCGGGCCGGATGACCATGCCCGCGATCACGGGGGTCAGCAGGCCGTAGAGGGTCATGGCCGCATCGATCCACGCGATGTCGATCCGGTGGCCTGCGACGAAGGCGATCACGCCGGTGATCGCGACGAGCACCGAGCGCACCAGCGCCGGCTCGGGAAGTCGAAAGACCGACATCAGATCCGTCCTTCGTTGATATCCAGCAGGCGATCGAGTTTGAGTTCTAGCGCGCGCAACCGCTGTTCGTTGCGGAAGTCGGCGGCATCGGAGTTGAGCACATAGCCCACCAGGGTGTCCCGGTAGTCGGAATCGGCGACTCGGGACTGAAATCCCTGGGTCAGCTCGAAGTGCACGCGACGCAGTTTGTCGAGCAGTTCGCGTTGCTCGCTGTCGGAAAGCGACATGATTGCAACACCTTTCAGTCGGTCCGCGACGTCGGCGCGGAATCGGTCCATATCGATGCCGCCGGGGTCCCACTTGCCCTGCTTGGATCCGGCCCACTCCTTGTGGCCGATCACGCGCTCGGCGCCGTGGCCGAGCTTGCGCAGGATGGCGGCGCAGCAGCGCACATAGGCGTCGTATTGCGCGGGCGGCCAGCCCTCGGTGCCGTTGTTGGCGGCCTCGATGCCAATCGTGTGGCGGTTCGCGTCGTCCTCGGGCAGGCCCGGCCACCGGCCGCGGCCTGCGTGCCAGGCGATGCCGGCCGCGACCACGGTGACGGTGCCGTCCTTGGCGAGATGGAGTTGTGAGAGCGGGCCGGCCAAAGTAGGTAATCCGTGGGCGATTTCGGACGGTGGTGTGTTCGACCCACCGGTGTGGTGGGCGATGACGCCCCAGATCTGTCCGAAATCGCCGTGCCCTCGGTCCCGCCAGGCGGGGAATTCCACTACGCGCAGACCTTCCTCGCGCAGGACGTCCGCGAGCCATACAGGGTCACCGGTCCAAGCCATGGTTAGTTGCCTTTCATCGAGTCGTCGATTGCCCAGCGCGGACACCGGCGTCCCGGGCACGTCGGGTCCGCCGGTGTCATGTGCGGTGATGGGCCGGATGCAACCCGGGTTCGGCGGGTCAGGTGATACGCACGTAGGTGCCTGCGGCGTTGATGGTGGCCCGCGAGCTTTGGGCGAACGCGTTGCCGTCCTTGACCTCGACCGTGACCCGATCGCCCTGAGCAATGGCGACCGTCGCGGCGGCGATGGCAGGATTGGCCGTCGTACCGGTGGCGATGACGGTGCCGTTGAGCTTGATCCGTACGGAAATCGAACTGGTGCTCCAGGTACCCGAGGCCCAGCTGATACTGCTCGAGACGGTGGCGGTTTCGTTGCCGCCCTGGCTTATCAAGGCATGGGTGTCCACTGTCGAACCGGGATAGCCTCCGGCGTCCGCAGTCCAATTGACCACCTGAATCCATGCGTTCGTAGTGCTGGGGCCGCTCTGTGTCCCGGTCTTGTCCATGCTGGACGGGCTGAACCCCGGTTCTGCGAGAGCTGTCAGGTCACCGACACCGGTCATCGCGGCTGTCATCGGGACGGGCGGTGCATAGATCACACCGAGGGCCGACGACGATCCGTGGAACGATGCTGTGGCGCCTGCTCGGGTGACGACGGTTGCCGACAGCTCGCCCATGCCACGGGTATGGGCGTCCGTCGCCTGCGTGGTGCCGGCACTGTCGAAATCGGCCGAGACGACGAGCACCGCGGCCGCGCCTGCTTCGACTCGAGCCAACGCCGAGCCGGCCGCTTCGAGAGCGGCGGTGCTCGACAGGTGTGGCCGGACATCGGCCGACAACTGCCCCGAGCCGCCGCTCGCACCCGGCGCGGATGCCGAAGCGAGTGACACGGCCAGCAAGGTCCCGCCGGCGGTGAGATCCGCCCGGATGAAGGGAACGACGATCGGAACATTGTGGCCGGGAATGAAGGACATCGGCGGCGCGGGCAGAGTGACCGTGCCGAGCGGCGGTGCCGGGACAGCTGGGGCAACCGACGGCGGAGCGGGTAGCCTCGCCGTTCTGGGGATATCGGCCACAGCGGGTTCCTCCAAAGCAATCGGATATGGAAAGTGCCGCGCTCGACGGTCGGTCGAGCGCGGCACCGTGGGAAGAGTTGTCGCCGGTCCGGCGCGGGTCAGCTGATGGTGAAGGTGGGCGTGATGAGCAGGGTGCCCTGGCCGCCGAGGGTGGTGGCGGGGATGGCGACCTTGTCGATGAAGGTGCCGCCGGTGAGGGCGGTCCACAGGCCTGCGTGGGTGTAGGAGCCCGCGGGCAGGTCGATGGTGACCTGGCTGCCGGTGACCTGGCCGTTGGCCGGGGCCGTCCAAGTCGTGGCGACCCGCTTGTAAGCGGGCGAGCCGCCGGTTGCCTCATTCGTGCCGGTGGTGCCCGGGTCCGCGGTGTGGACCGAGACGTAGACCGGGGTGGCGATGTTGGCGTAGGCGGTGCACAGCGCGTTCTTGGTGGACGTGACGGCGATAGCCATGGGGTACTCCTTGAAAGTGTTCGTTGGGTGGGGATTTCGTCACTGGGTACGGATGACCGAGCCCGCGTACCAGGCGTAGGTCGTCACCGGCGAGGTCGGGTAGGTGACCAGCATCGTGTAGCGGGAGTTCGCCGGAATCTCGTCGCAGGTCGCGGCGGGAACGGTCCACGTGGCGATGTTCGCGTCGACCGTGGCCGGCCACGCGCCGAGGGCGGCGCCACCGGGCGCCGTCAGCACGATGGAAATTTGTGTCCCCGTCGGGAACACAGCGCCGCCGGAGGGCTGGATGGTTTGGACGAAGCTGGCGCCGGTGGTCAGTTTCAGGGGCTCGAGGGTGGGCTGGTAGCCCAAGTAGCCCGGATCGTTACTTGTGCTCATCGGGTTCCTCAGTGTCGGAGTCGATCTCGGTTCTCTGGTCGCATCCGGTCAGGAATAGGAGCAGAGCGTGCCGTCGAAGTAGACGTTGGTGCCGGACGGGTCGCCGTACATGTTGTTGGCACCTGCGATGTAGTAACCGGGCGCCCAGACGCTGCCCGCGCCGGCGAAGACGACGAACGATCCCGAGGTGCGATAGACCGCGGAACCTTCGACCTCGCCGCTGTTGCGCACGAGTTTCCAGAGGCCGTCGGGACTGGGCGCGCTCCACAACGCGACGCGATAGCTGTATCCGGTGCCGCACGCCTGCGACCACTGCACGCCGACGTTCATCACGTACCAGCCCGGCTTGGTGATCTGGATCTGTCCGGTGGAAAGATCCCGCACATTGACCTTGTTCGCGCTGCGGATGGTGTCGAAGACCGCGCCGTAGCGCGCGTTGCCCGCACTGTGCGCGACCGTGGTAGCGCTCTGCCGGTACAGCGACCACCCGGTCCCCACCAGGGGCGGCGAGGTGGTGTCGGCCGCGACGAACGATTCCAGGTCGAAGCCGAAGGAAAGCGTGGTACCGGACCACGTGCTGGAAACATTGCAGGCGCTGAAGAATCCGACCCGGCGGTTGCCCGCTCCGACCGGGGAGGTGACCGCCGTGTCCTGATATCCGAACCTGCTCACACCGTTGACCAGTACCTCGTAGGAGGAGCCGGATGCGCTGACCGTCACGGTGTCACCGGAACTCAGGGTCAGATTCGTGCGCTCGGCCCACACGGTGATGGTCAGCTGTCCATCGACCAGCGTTCCACGTTGCAGCGAAATCCTGGAGGCTCCGACCTGCGCTATGACGAAGGTCGACAGATCGTCGGCAGCACGGAGCAGGATGCCGCTGCCGGTGAAACTGCCTGCCTGGTTGGGACGGCCCAGGACGAGGGACACCGACTGCGAATCCGTCATCAGGGGCGTCTTGTACAACGCGAAGGCGCCGCCGGTACTGGTGTGATCGGTCTTGGCGATGCCTGCCTGATGGTCGACGACCGCTACGTCCGGCACGGTGTGGCCGCCGCTGCTCCACTTGCCGACGTTCCATTTCGCCGCGTCCCACGTCTCGAATTTGTCGGTGAACGCCGCCCCGCCGACCTCGCTCTGCGTCTTGTCCGCTTGCAGATCGGCGATCGCCGAAGCGTTGGAGACCGAGGTGCCCTGCGCCGCGGTCGCGGTCACCTGCGCGTCGGTGGCGTCGGTCTGCGCCGACGCTGCCGCGTCGAGCGCGCGGTTGGTGACGGTACTCAGGTTGCTGCCGACAGCGTCGATGCCGGCGAAGGACTGCATGACATTGGACATGATCGAGGCCTGCGCGGCCTCCCAGGTCACCTTCTGCAGGTTGCGGATCGAGCCGCCGGTGTATGCGCCGGAGGGGATCCGCCCGTCGGGGCTGGTCATCGCGAACCGCCGGAGGACGCGTCGTCCGGCGCGGCACTGCCGACCTCGGCATGGTTGCGGTCCAGTTCGCGGGCATCGACCAGGTGCTTCAGCTCACCTGATTCACGCAGTTGCTCGACCAGGTGAGCGCGCTCGTCGGGAGTCAGCTGACTCACGTCGGGCGCCGAGGTCTCGGGGGGTCGGACCGCCCCCTTCTCGGCCCATTGCCCGGAACCGTTGAGCCAGTGGGTGACGCCACGAGCAGGCGGGATGTACTCCCGGAGCTGCTGATCGGAGTGGTGACGGAACCCGAGATCCCACAGGTGCTTCGACCACTGCCGCAGCACGTCGGGGTGCACGAGCAGCGGCGAGTTCCGTGGGCCGGGCAGCCCGACGAGCGCCCATACGAAAGCATCATAGGGATCGTCGGGATTGCATTCTTCGTACAAGGGAATGGACATGGTTCTCCCGCTTCACATCTGGACGGCGAGGGCGTGGATGTCGTCGACGATGTCGGCCACCACCCGCATGGACTTGGCGAAGGGCATGTCGTGGTCGCGGTCGGAGCCGACGGTGATCTGCCAGGCCGGGCTGGCCGTGCGCGACCAGGCGAGTTCCAGCTCGGTGACCTGCTCCACGTAGATCGACCCCTCGGGCATGCCCTTGACGGTCGAGCCGACTCGATCGCCGAGGAAGAAATGCCCCTGACCCTGGTCGCCGATCAGGTAGGGCTCACCGTTGGCCACGGTGAATTTGTGGGTGAAGTGCCTGCGTGTCTTCCACAGGCCTTCTCCGAGGGTCAGCAGCGAACCGAGGGTGTAGGCGCGGTCGGCACTGTTCTCGAAGTGCTCGTAGTAGTGCGACCATCCTGAATTCAGCTCGCGCTGCGGAGATTTGAATTCCATCCAGGCGAGCAGGGTGTCCGAGAGCAACGCCGTGGCGATGGTGTTGACCACGGCGGTCGTGCCGTTCGCGACGCCGGCCAGGAAGGGGCCGACGAAGGGCACCTCACCCAGCGCACCCGCGGTGACCATGCCGACGAACTGGATCGCCGAGGAGATCGCCTCGTTCACGCCGGGCATCGAATGCCCGCCCGTGAGGATCTGCACAGCCGACGAGGGGTTCACGACGAACTGCGAGGTCTGGATCCCGGTCCGCTCGTTCTGCCGGTACACCACCCAGGGGTTCGAGGGCAGCGTGCCCATCCACCCGGGGTTCTTGTACAGCTCGGGTGCGTTCTGATCGGGCAGCACGTCCGGGCTGTAGTCGAGCAGCGTGTTGTCGAGCACCTGCACCGTGCGCTGCAGGCCGTCCCACATATCGCCGCCGGTACTGGTGCCGGTCCAGAAGCCGGACTTGTCGACGATGTCGACGACCAGACACCCGTGGCGCAGGTCGGCGCCCGGCCAGGGCTCCGGGTCTCCCCGCAGCCACCGTCGCGTGACCACCGCCAGTTGCGCGGTCTCCAAGGTGCCCGCGGCCGCCTCGTGGAAGTTGCGGAAGCGGGAACCGAAGATCGTCCACAGCGAGGTATCGGAAGCGAAGTCGCCCGGCTTGACCACCACCGCCCAGTTGGACTGATCCAGATTTCCCCAACCGCCGATGTCGACAGGATCGTCGGGCAACTGCCACTGGGCATGCTCGAGCCGGAGCAAGTTCAAATGCAGAGCCGTCTTCAAAGCCCAGACACTCGGCCCGGCGAGCATGAACTCGCGCGGGAACTGCACCGCGGCGGGCAGGAAGGGGTTCGACCAGCAGTAGATGTGCTTGAGTTCCTGGTAGGAGTGCATGAACAGCAGCTCCACCGTCGTGATGCCGCGATCATCGGTCTTGATGACCGCCTTCTCCAGTCGCCCGTCCCAGCGGGCTCCGTCCTTGTCGACGGTGATATGTACGTTCTGTGTGGCCCGGCCGTTGATGTCCACGGCCCACTTCGCCAAGTAGTAGTCGTAGGGAAGCTCCAGCAGTCCGGTGCCCGACTGGTTCAGCACCCAGCGGAAGTCGGCGCTGATCTCCGCACCGCAGATACCGCGCAGGTTCCAGTCGCCGTCCCACAACCGCACCAGCGGACGAGCGTGGCGCCGCTGTTTGCGCGCGTCCTTGGCCTGCTGCGCCACGGCGTAGAGCGCGGGCAGATCCTGGGCGGTCGTCACTGCAGCCCCCAGGGCCGCGACCAGTTCCGCTGCTGCACGACCATCACCGACGCGCCCGCCGGCGCTCCGGTGACGGAGACCGGCACATCGGTCGCCGGGGTGTACGCAGGCACCGGGTAGAGGAAGCTGACGCCGTTCATCAGCGCCCAGATCTGCGAGCCGTCGGCCGCGACGATCATCTCCTCCATCGGGTCGGTGTCGACCGTGAGGTCCTGGCCCGCGGTGGTCGCGGGCAGGGTGATGGTGCGGGCCGCGTCGTCCTCGGCCGCGCCCCACGAGAAGTCCGGCACCGTCCACTTGCCCGGTGCCGAGCACACCCACTTCAACCACATCGGCTGATCGGTGGGATTGGCGATGCTGACGGTGCCGTGCCTGGTCACACCGGGCTGCGTGCTGTCGGCGGTCGCGGTCCAGGTGCTCGTCACGTCCGACTCCACCCACCACGGATTGCCCGCTACACAGGTCATCACGACCTTGCTCTGCGACTTCAGATGCGGATCCTTATCCGGCTTGAAGTCCGGCTGCTCCGACATCCGCAGTTTGAGCGACCGCGTGCCGTAATCCGTCGTGATCGTCAGCGTCGAGTCCCTGTCGTAGGCCCACGCTTTCCGCCACGCGGAATCCACTGACTCCCAGGACTGTCCGGCGGCCTGGAAGACATTGACCGCGAATACGACATCGCGTTTGTTGGTCCGGTATCCGCCGAACGACGAACCGACCTGGAACGCGGACTGGTTCCAGATCGTTGTCACCGGAGCGTCGTACAAACCGCTCGGCGATGTCGCCAGCTCGACACCTTCACGGCCACGGCCCTGTCCGGCGATCGTCCACACCGATCCATCGACTCCGGTCACCGTGATCATCGCGGCATTGGGCGCCACAGATTCACCTCGATCCAATAGTATTTCGACGCGATGCCTAGTGGGACAATTCCCATTGCATCGCAAGTACTTTCAATCTGCCGATGATGTCTTCGTCGTTCGACATCGAGATATTCACCGTGGCAGGCCGTTCGGCGGAGGGCGCCGCTACAGCACCTGCACCGTCGGTCCGGCTCGGCGCCGAGCGCGAAGCCATCATCTTCTGCAGGAAGAAGGGGTCGGCATTGAGCGCCTGCAGAAAGGGACGGTTGACGGCGGTGGAGCGGGCGTTCATGACGAATTCGCCGTCGGAGAGCCATGCCGGGATCTTGTCGCCGATGGACGAGCCGGGGCCCTGGACGTCACCGCCCTCCGCCCGTTTCAGCGGCGCAGCCCACGGCGCCGGGCTACCGGCGCGCATTTCGAATCCACCCTGCAGGAAATCGAGATCGACGATCCGGCGGATCGCCGGTTGCACAGGCATGCTCGATCGATCCGCGATGTGCGTCGGCCCGTCCGGTGCCGGATATCCGCCCGGCGGTGGAATGTCCACCACGTCGATACCCGGCTCGACCGGCCACGGTGGCATGCCCGGGTCGACCGCGTCCTTCCAGATGTACATCTGCTCCATGAGCCGTTGGGCGCGGCCGAACGAGTTCCGCGACATCTTGGAATACAGCGTCGCCTTGTGCCCCAGCTTCCCATTGGCGATATAGTCGCCGAAGAATCCCTCGGCGTTATATCCGGCAGCCAGAACCTGATTCAGGCTGTATTGAGATTTCATGTCGGCCGGCATTTTGTCCGACCATTTTTTCTTGATATAGGCGAGGTTGTAGGCCGCGGCCTGGATAGCCAAGCTCTGATCATCCGCGAGATCCGTCCATTCTCGACCTGAGAAGATCGACGGATATTCGGCCTTCAGTTTGTCGAAGGTCTCTTCCTTCATGTTCGTGAGCCCGAGAGAGTTCGAGTGGCCGTCCTTCAACTCACGAAACGGCGTGGTGTACTCCCGCAACCAGTCCTTCAGTTCCCCGTATCGGCCGTCCCACGTCAGATTCGCATCCGCGCCTTCGTTCAGCACGATCGCCATCACCAGGCGCGGATCCACACCTGCGGCCTCACCGTGAGTGACCGAATCCTGGACCCACCGGGCAACCTTGGGATCCATATCTTCCGGCTTACCGTGAACATCGGGTTTCCAGTCGAACTTCGGAGGAGGACTACTCCAAGTGGCCGAATAGTCGCTCATTGAACGCACCCTTCTGACGAGATGACAACTGTTGACCGTCCGATCGGACCGGCTATTGTGAGAGAAATTTCCGATACCCCGACGGGCTGGGCTGAGAATGAAAAAGCGAGCGTGCCCACCGCGCGTAACCGCACGGCGATCACTGATGGCCACTGCCGCACTCATATTGTTTGCGACAGTGATCGGGTGTGCCGCGACCGTGCGCGCGTTCGGCAACCCGGCGAAGCACTATCTCGAAGAGATCCGCATCGACGGATACACCGTGGTGGACCAGGTGAGCGATTCCAGCGAGGTCGGCGCATGGGCCGACGCCCTGTTCATCGGACCTCCGGTGACGGATGTACGCGGCATCGTCACCGCACCGGGACTGGAACTCGGGCCTGCGCCGGAGGTTGCGCGTAGCGATGAGTCCATCGATGGCCCCGATGGCGCCACGTGGGAAGCGTATGGGAAGGCGGCGAACGGTTGCCGCGTCTCGATCCACCAGGGAATCGACGACGCGTACGACGCGTCGAGGTTGTCCCCCAGCGAGATCACTTCGGTGCACAACGGCGCTGCGGCCATCCTGCGCGTCCATGTCACCTGCGGGGACGGATAGCAGTGGAGGCAGCCCTCAGCTGACGAAGATCGAGACTGTGAGTCCGGCTTGGATCGCCTGGCCGCTACCGTGCTGATGCATCAGCACATCGAGAACATCACCTTTCCGTAGCGTCGGCTGCGAAACCAGCGGAATCGACACCGGCACAACCGGTGTCAGCGTGACTGCCTGATCCAGGGCGAGGCCGGCGAAGACCTGGACAGGTACGCCGTCGCGGAGCTGCCGGACAGTGAGGCCGACATAATCGCTCGCCCCTCCTGTCATCGGCGAGAAGCCATGCGGCGCAACCAATTCGATATCGGTGACGGTGTCGCCGCTGTAGAAGGCCGGGGCGTAGGCGCCGGCCAGGACGGCGATGTCGGCGGCGCCGGCCGCTCGAGCCGGAAGCGTCGCGGTGAAGATCATCAGCTCTCCCGAGTAGGTGCGGTGAAGTCGTCGATGAGGCGCTGCATCGATCGATCCCGTCGTTCGTCGCGGACCAGTTCGACGGCGGTGACGGGACGAGGCATAGGTGTGACGGTCGGCGGATCGCCGCCCGCGGCCGCGATGACGGCGACCTGTACCCCCTGCAGTGCGTCGATGATCGACAGCAGCAGGTAGCTGTCGATCGTGTAACCCTCGGGCGTAGGCCCGGTGGGTCGGTCGGGTTCTTCGTAGAGGTCGAGTTCGGCCTCGGCCTCCTCGGCGGCGACCATCTGCTCGGCGAGCTCACGATCGGTCGCCAGTGCCGACCGATACTGCGATCCATGTGGCAGCCGGTCCTTGAACGCCCAGATCGTGCGCCAATCACGGGTACGAACGGTGGCGGGCCCGAAGCAGTCCCGGACGTCGATGCCGCGCTCGAGCAAGTCGTAGTCGAGCGCGGCACCGAAACGTTCCCAGAACTCTACGAGCCCTGCGATCCCCCCGGCAGCTCCGCGGCGCCCTGGCCGAAGAGATGAGCGTAGAGATCTCGCTGGAAGGCGTGCCACTCGTCCATCGGCCGCTCCGCGAACAGAGCTTCGACGGCCTCGTGCTGGTCGCCCAGCACGATGGCCATCTGCTCGTCGTCGTCGTGCGTGCGACGCAGGGCCAGCACCTGACCTCGGGTGACCGGCGGGATGATGATCTCGTCGGTCAGACGGTACGGTGCGCGGCGGCGGGGACCGAGTTCCTGCTGGAGCTGGTGGAATCGGCCACCCGCCTCGACCTCGGATGTGGTTGCCATGTCGTTCTCCGGTTCTGTTGTGGGGCTCAGTTTTCGGCGCTACTCGGCCTTCGACGCGCGGCGGCGCTGCGCGGACTCGTCGGCCTTCGGGGAGTGGCCGAGCTTGTAGACGGCGTTCACGTACTCGGTGGCGTTGGAGACGATGTAGTCGTTGGTCCCGTCGGTCATGGTGACGGGGTACTCGGTGGGGATGGCGGACACGGTTCGACCCGCTTTCTTCTCCGGAGGAATGGGCAGGAAAGGTTGTGGGGCGTGCCGTGCCGGAGACACACGACACGCCCCACGCCCAGGCGAAGCCTGGGTGATCAGGGGCGGGAAATACCGCCGCGCGTCAGGCCGAGGCGATGCCGGTCTGGGCCAGCAGGGCCTTCCAACCGCTGCCGCCGAAGCCGTGCGCGATGGCGTAGCCCGCGGTGTCGTCCTTGAACGCGACCATGGTCAGCTTCTCCGCGAGCACCTCGGTCGGGGTCCACTGCTCACCGCCGTACTTGCTGACGGCGACCTTCGGCAGCACCTTGAACACGTAGATCGGGTTGGCGTCGTTGCCGTCCTTGCCGATGATGATCGCCGAGTAGTAGGTGATCTGTTCCGACGCCGGCTGCGGGAAGAACACCTCGCCGGAAGTGGCGTCGGCGGTGACCTGCGCCAGATTCGCGCCGGTGGTCAGTTCCAGGGTCAACGCGGTGGTCTGCTGTGGCTGGAATTCGATGGTGGTGATGTCGCTGGTGATGTCGTTGCGCACCGGCTGCAGTTCGCCGTACGCCTCGATCGGCGCGGCGGTGATGCCGCGGGCGAAGGCCACGCCGGTCTTCTTGTCGATCAGACCGACCGGGCGGTAAGCCGCCGGCAGGGTCTGCAGCGCACCGGTGGAGTCGGTGAAGTCCGCCGGGGCCGCAGTGAACCAGGGAGCGATGAACACCGCGGCGTCGAGCGGCTTGAGCAGCAGCGACCGCTGAGCCGACTTCAGAGCGGTGAGATTGGTGGCAGGCATGTGTCTCCATTCGAGCGCCCACGCGCACGCGGGCATTGGTTACGAAGATCGGCGCCGGACGGCGCCGTTGAAAGCCCCCGCCGGGGACGGTATTTCGCTGGTCTACTGACGGCGGGCTTCGATCGAGAAAGAAATCTCGACCATCTGGTTGAGCGGATCGAGGTCGGGCACCTCCGTCAGACCGCGGCTGCGCCGCAGGATCGGCGGATGGAACTTCGGGTCGTCGGCCTCGATCTCCTCGGCGTAGTCGACGAGCACACCGTTGACTCGGCTCGCAGGTGCGTTCAGCACGGCCGTACGCAATTGGATGGCGAGCTGCTGCGCCTGGCCCCGGGTGGTGCCGATGGCGACGACGCTCATCTTCGCTTTGTAGGTGATGGCGTTGATGTCCAGCGTTCCGCCGGATGTGCGCACCCAGACCAGCGGCAACGCCGACTGCAGGGCCTGTGAGGTGGCGGGCAGGGTGGTGACCGTGGTGGCGATCGGGGTGAACAGGTCGACCAGGAACTGCTCGAAATCGGGGAACTCCCCCGCCACGGGGTAGGGGGTGGTCATTCCACCGCTTCCGTTGCCTGCCCGACCGAGACGACGGCTTCGAGGGAACCGCCGGTCGGCACGGGCTGAGGCAGCGCCTCGTCGACCTTCATGGCCACGCCCTGGGCGAGATTGAACAGCACATCGAGGTCGGCTCTCAGCATCGCCAGGCGCGAGACGACCGCCTTGGTTTCGGCGTCGACCTGCTCGGCGAGACCGGGGGATTGAGAGGATACGGCTGGGGTGGTCACTGGCTTCTCCAGGAGTCGGGATCACGGATTATCCGTGGAATGGGATTCGTTCGGACAGGGCCGGACGCTGGTGAGCGTCCGGTGGTCACCGCAGGTGCGACAGATAGGTCAGAGCGCGGCTCTGCAACGGGTCCGTCCGTGGCAGCGCGCCATAGCCTTCGGACTTGACCACATTGATGGTGGTGGACCGGTCTATATCGGGTCCGGTACGAAGCCGCCCTTCAGGAGTGCGCATCTTCGGCTGTGCGGCCATCGGCAGCGGGGCGATTCGGCGCAGCGACTCGGCATGTGTCGAGAATTGCTCCACAACTGTTCCGGCCATGCCGGTCAGCGCTGATGCGGCGGCGGCGCCCGCCGCGCCCACCGGTCCGGCGACGGCGCCGGCGAGTGCGCTCATGGCGGCGTCCACACCACCTGCTGCCAGCACCTGGTCTCGCGTATCGCGGTAGATGTTGTACCAGCTGTGCCACTGGAGAAAGGGGAACAGCGAGCCCACACCGGCCGTGGACAGAATGCCGCCGTCGCTCGGGGGCGGACCATGTTCTTCCTCGACTTCGCCACCTGCGGCGAAAGCCCTCGGCGGTCGGCCGCGGCCGGACAGCAGGGCCTGGAGGACAGCCGGTCCAGTCGCCGCTTCGCCGGCGCGGGACCAGTCCGTCCCGATCGGGATTTCAGCAGACATCATCGACCATCCATCGGAGTTCTCCGTTCAGTGATTTCGTTTGCGCGGCTCGAGGCCGGGACGCGTCCCGGCGTCCGGGACTCACACGCCGAGAAGGGGCCGAACCAGCGGCGCGACATGGCAGAAGAGTTCGAGCAGGGTGAAGGCGAGAGCAAGCACGGGGTCACCTCCTTTCAGAAGTCGAGCGCCCCGCCCCCGGCGTAGCAGTACCGGGGGCGGGGCGTGGACGCCCTGCGGCTCGACCGTCTGCGACCGCGACGGCGGGAGATGGGAGCTCTGCGCAGGGCGGGCTTGGGGGTCGGTGGGTCGGGCGGAGATGCGGACGCCCCGTCCCCGGCCTGGAGGGGCACGCCGGGGACGGGGCGAGAAACCCGAACATGGCAGCCGTCTCGACCGCCTGGGTAACGGCGGGAGACGAATACCGGTTCGGGCGGCTGCGGCAGGCTCTGCCCGCTTGTCGATGGACACGGAGGGGTTCCGGGGACGTGCCGCAGGGTATCGGTGGAGCGATTTCGCTCCGGGTACGAACGTGGCCCCGTATCCGAATCCGGATGCCGGGGCCACAACAGCTGATGACGAATTGGGGGCAGATATTCGGCAGAGCGTCAAGACTTCGGGAAGCTCTGCCCGAAGGGAGACTCCGATCGTGGAGCCTGGAGCGAAGGCAAAACTGTGATCAGGGCACAGCTCTGGCGCTGCACCAATCGTCACCTAAGCACACCGAAAAGTCAACACCCGATCGCGAATTGATCCCGAAACTGCTGGTGAGGACACATAATTCGGTCGGCGACGACACAGCGCGGACACCGTAGGACACCCCCGTGAACGACGAATGCCGCCCACACGGTCGGGTACCGATTGGGCGGCATTCTCTTCGGATCGATGGTCGTCATGATCGGCTGGGCGCGCCTGGGAATCGACGGCGGAGACCGTGCCGACCGCACCTAAAGCGCAGCGGCCTTTCGGATCCGGGCGTCGCCGGCCGACCTTCCCGCCCCGAGGCGGGAACGTCGCGGGTGGGCCAGATGTTGATCGAGCACCTCACCGACTACGAACATCTCCGGCCAGTCAGGGGCCCACGGTCCGGGAACGGGGCGGATCTTTCCCGCGTCGCGCAGAGTCTGTATTCGGCGCACAGTCAGGGTGCGATAGTCGCCACCGAGTTCTTTTGCCAGAGTCGCTATTCCAGAGGCATTCAGACGATGGGTGCGGGCCTGGCGCACCTTGGAGGGGTCGATGTCGACCGACGGCGTGGGTGGGCTGATGATCGAGGTGGCGGCGCGCACCGCACGGGCGATCTCCTCCGGCGCGGCCTCCACCCCCTCGGTCATGGCGAAGGCGATGATGTTCGACTCCAGCCAGCGCGCGAGTCCGGCGGTGGCGGTGGAACCGTTGTAGCTGAGCCCGCGCTGCTCGCAGACGAGTCGAACCCAGCCGACCAGCGTTGCGTGCATATGGTCGGCGATCTGCGCGGCCGCCGGGTTGTAGGGCAGCGGCTGCTCGCCTGCCTTGCGGTGCATCCGGTAGTCCGATCGCCGACCTGTCCTCGCTTGGCCTGTTCGCGTGATCGCGAGTTCGTCGACCAGATCGGGAATCTCACGCAGCGACTCGGCGAGATCCCGTATCGCCGATGTCGTCAGAAAGAACAGGTTATCGTCGCCGATCACCTGTGCCCCCTCGAATTACTGTCGCGCACTTGGGTATTGATTGTCTCGGCGAGGCGCAGCACGTGTCCGTGGCGGATGTAGTCGTCGGTGTGCCTGCCCCCGTACAGGTAGCCGCGCGCGAAGGCCACCGCGCCTGTCCAGCTCCTCCTGTGCTCGAGCGACCACCACCGTTGCATCGCGTGCCTGGTGCCCGTATCGAGGAGACTTCGGCCCCAGCGCAGCGCCGCGCCCGGGGAGGCGAGGCTGAAGTAGCCGGTGAGGTCGGCGATCGAGCGCAGCGGGTTGCCCGCGGGAAGCGCCGTGATCGGATCGCCGGGCGCGGCGGCCCAATAGGTCGGCAGGCCGGGCACATGACGTTCGCCGGCAATGCCGTAGCCCCCCGGGTCGGTGCCGACGCAGCGGCCGGACGGACGCAACGGATCGGCGATGAGCGCACAGGCCAAGACGTTCCGGTAGGGCAGCTCGCCCCGCCCGATCTCCGCGGCGATATCGCCCGCGATGGCCGCACCCTGGGAATACCCCGCCAGCACTACGCTGCCGGTCACCTCGTCGAGAGCAGCGAGCATCGCCTGCCGTCCGGCTGCCCGGCTCTCCGTGTAGGACATCGCGCGTCCGTAGTCCGCGGGGTACTCCACGAAACGCGGCGCGAATCGGTCGGCATCGAGATGCCGGGCGAAGGCTGTGCTGATGCCGTCGCCGCGCGGGTTCCATGTCCCGCCTAGCAGCAACACGTCGATCCGGCCCGCTCCCTCGGCCATCGTTTTCTGGGTGCGAAACGCTTTCCAGGCCACGCGAATCATCGAGGCCGCCTTTCCCGGGTCGTGGTCGAGGTGGCGGCGGACGGGCGACCGGCTCGGCGACGAGAAGCCACCGATCGGCGCGATACCGCGAGGGACAGGTTGGCCGGATGCGTCGCGATCGAATTCCCGAGTTCGGGCCACACCGGATTGGCGTAGCCGTAGTCGACGTAGACCATCCGGTCGTCGACGCCGGTGATCACACCGCGCTCCGTTCGGCCACGGCCGGTGTGTGATACCGGAGAGGCGAACAGCACCCGGCGCCCGATGCTTCGCCGGAATTGCTCGAGGTCGCCGGCGCTCATCGGCCGCCCCCGACATGTCGGCGAGAGTCGCCGTAGCGGGCTCGCGCATCCGCCTGCTGCCGCACCGCGACAGCGGTTGCTGAACGGTGGCCATACCAATCGAAAACTACCGGAACCCAAACATGACTTACATCACAAATCGCCACCAGCGACCCGGCCGCCGCCATCATCGGGGGCCACCCGGAAGCAGGTCGACAGTCCGGCAACCCAGCCTCGCGGCGATGCGCGCCAACTCCTCGAGCGTGAAGGAGCATCGCGCGGCCAAACGGTCAGCCAGAGCGTCCGCACCGATACCCAGGGGTTCCAGCAGGTCACCCGAGTCGACTCCGGCCTCCCCGAGAGCGCACCACACCCGCTCCGCAATCATGGCATCTAACCAATCCATACGGATCACCATAAGGTCCGTTCGGACCTGTTGCAATTCCGAACGGATGTCAGCACCTCGCAAGCCATCTGCCGCCACGCCGAAGAGGACACACCGCAATGCGTTTGCCAGGTAGCCGTTCGGACCTCAGAATGGTCCGTATGGGCGCAAAAGAGACTTCGTCGGCGATCAATCGTGCGGTGGGCAACGAGTTGCGGGCGGCACGTGCGCGGCGAGACCTCACCCGCCAGCAACTGGCGGGACTGACGGGCCTGGCCGTCAGCACGATTCAGCGCTTCGAGAACGGCGATCGATCACCGGACATGCAACAACTGCACGCTCTCTGCAGCGCTCTCGGCATCCCTATGCGCGATTTCGTCGCACTTGCGCTTCAAGACGTCGAGCGAAAGGAGAACTGA